CAGCCGAGAGTGTCCGTCTCCGGCAGCACAGTCCCCTCACGCAGCGCCCGGGCGCGCAAGCGAGCGCCGTTCACCATGGCGCAGCCGATCTCCATCGTGGCGGCGCGCTGGTCCATCTCGACCTCGAACTCAGCGCCGTTCACCATGGCGCAAGACAGCTCGACCGCTGTGATTACCGGGGCCTCTTCGCCCTCGCCGAGCCCGCCCAGGACGAGCGTGTCGCTGGTGTCGCCCAGCCCTCTGAGTACCCGACTTCCCACTTACGTCATCCGGTCCCGGCGGTTGGCGCCGCTGCCGTCGAAGGGCATAGTACCGGCGATGTCTTCGTAGATGGGACCGGACTTGTGCACGGTCGTGTTGTCATCCTCGAAGACCGTCTCATCGCCGGTAGCGGGGTCGGTGTAGTTCTTGTTGTAGCGGCCCTTGAGGAGCGATGACGTATCGGTCTTGGCAGCGATGAGGTCTGCGGCAACGGTCGCGCCCGCCGGTGCTCCACCAAGGTACTTGCCGAACGTGACGGCCGTTGCGTAGCTGGCCACAAGGGCATTCCACACGGCGGCTGCGATGGAGGCCGCCGTGGTCGCAGTCTCAATAGTCTGTGCGTGCGCGTGGACGAGCGCGGCTTCAGCATAGGCGTCGCCGGTCATGGCCGCAGCCGCGCTGCCCTTCCAGTTGACCACGTCGACCTCATCGGGCCGCGTGTGGAAGAGCAGTGCCTGGACGATCGCCCCCGTGGAGCTGGACTTGACCTGGATGATCGAGCCATAGTCGTCGTTCAGCTCGGCGGCGGAGACGTCGAGGTAGTAGAGCGCCGTCGAGGCGATCTCCGTGGCCTCGTGCGTGCAATCACCGAACGATGGAGCCCCGGCACCATGTGCGCCGTACAGGGCAAACTCCGAGTCAAGGCCGGCCGCGCCCGTGATGAACGTGCCGTCGTTCTTCTGGATCGGGAACACGACCCTGGTGTCCGTGTTTTTCTTGCGCCAGAACTCCATGCGTCACCTCTTCATGCAATGCCCGAGGCGATGCCCGAGCCGATTCCTGAGCCGATGCTGCGGGGCACGTATGTGATGCCCGGAGGTGCTCCGCCGCCCGTCAGGTAGCTGACGACGATGATCCCCTTGGAACCAGCACCCCCGTTTCCCTCCTTGGTGCCGCCGCCACCAGACCCCGTATTTGCTGCTCCGTCGTACCCTGGAAACGTGCCGTTCCGCCCAGCACCGCCAACAGAACTGCCCCCGGTGCCCGGCGTTCCCGCCGTCGCTCCGCCGCCACCACCACCAGCGAAGTATCCGGCGGGGAAGCCGTAACCAGCGGGCGCTTGCACCCCCGCGCCACCGTTACCGGGAACTGTGGTCGTGGAGTTGCCTCCTGCGGCCCCCGCGCCGCCGCCGCCTGCAGAATATCCAAAGGCGGACACGGCGTTGCCGCCCGCATACCCGGCCGAAGCCGAGCCACCTGTGCCGTTTTTCGAAGCACCACCACCGCTTGCGCCGCCACGGCCGTTATCTGTAGGAGCGTCGCCTGTAGCACCACCACCACCACCACTCGCAGTGTTGCCGCCGAAGATGGAAGAGTTACCATCCGTCCCTTGCTTGGTCGCAGAGGTGCCGCCTGCTGCAGCCGCAGCGACCACAGCATCCATGCTGCCACTCAATGTCACCGTGTCGTCTCGTGCCTGCCCCGCACCGCCACCGGCACTGACGCCATAGGAGCCGGCGTAGTGGCCATAGCCGCCACCGGCACCGCCGCCGACCATGAAGACTTGTGCCTCTATGCTCTCGGTGCAGACGAGCGAGTCGTTCGCGGTGAACGTGTGAACGGTATAGTCACCGTCCGTGGTAACGGTGCCACCTGTCGCGGAGAAGGCCACCTCACACCACCCCGCAGTGCAACGTCCCCACCGGGAACTCCACGGCCGGCAGGTCTGCGGTCAGATGGATCACTTCAGACCTCCGTCCAGGTGAAGTTGCCGATGGGCACGGTCACGGCCAGCCCCGCGACCGGCGAGACCGGGCTGGAGAGCATCTCGAAGAGGCGCCGGTTGCCGGCAGACGCGGCATCCCACAACTCGAGATACGAGCACTCGTCGAGGTCGGTCGCCGGCGCCGCCCAGGTCCACACAGTGGCGTTGTCGCCGCTGCCGTCGCCGTTGTTCACGATGGCCGTTGCGCAGACGACCTCGATGCGGCCGAGGCCGGAAGGCGTGCCGTATACCGTGCGGCTCGGCGCGTCGCTGACAAGCTCCGCCCAGTAGGAGGCCGGGCCTTGGTAGGATGCGCCGTGGAGGGCGGCGGTCAGCCTGAGGTTCGCTTCGTATACGTCTACGGACATGGCAGGCTCCTTAGGGCAGGCATTTGAGGGTCACGTCGAACTTCATCACCGCGCGCGACTGCGTGAGCGGCACGATCGCCGACTCGATGCCGTCGTTCTTGTAGACCGTGTACACGCGCGGCGCCAGGAACCCCCAGACGGCGATGGTGAGCGTGTTGCGATCCTTGGCCACCTCGGCCTCGAGGTTCGCCCAGAGGCGCTCGAGGTGCTCGGGCGCGGACTCGCCTGTCGTCTCCTGCCCGGCGAGCTTCCAGTCCTGGATGGTGACGGTGCGGAAGCCCGGCACGTAGTCGGTGGTCTCGACGGGGTACTGGGCGAGCGCGTTCGCGGAGATGCCGACGGAGCGCGGACGGGCGCCGATGACGACGCCGGCGCAAGGGGCAACGAAGGCGCCGAGCGTGACGAGGGCGTAGTCAGCCACGACTCATCGCCCCCTTGAGACGCATCTCGCTCATGGCGATCGGCTTGACTGTGTTCCAGAGCTGGCGGGCAGCGCGTTCGTCGGTGCCGATGAGCTGGCCAATGTGAAGGTGAAAGTGTGTCTCGCCGCCGGTACTCTGCTGCTGCCCGCGCCCGGGCAACACTTGCGCCACAACCTCGTCGTAGCGGCCCTCGCCGACGCGCAGGAGAGTGCCGCCGGGGGTGCGCCTCACGTAGGCACCAGACGCCGCGAAGTGACCGCGATAGGATCCGCCGCCGCCGGCGGGGCTTTTCAGCGCGTTTGCCACGGCGTTTCCGGCCGTCCGCGAGGCGCTTCTGACATTTCCGAGCGCTGCGCTGATTCTGCCGATCTCGTTGAGCATCTGCGTCGCGTCGAGGTTGCCCATGCGGAGATCCTGCGCGGCGCGCCTGCGCAGGATGGCGATGCGGTTCTCTACGGCGACAGCGGCCCGATTGATCTTCGGCACGAGCTGATCTTGTGGGCGCCAGTCCTGGAACATCTGCCCCATGAGCCGGTCGGCCTGCTTCACTGTGATGTGCAAGGCGCCCATGATGCGGTCGCGGGTGCTGCGCAGCTCTGCGTCGGTGTGAGAGCCGTCGACGTTGCCGAGCACGATCTTCTTCGCGGCCAGGTCCTGGAGCTGCCTCATCTGCAACATGGTCGAGCGAAAGGCGGCGCCCGTCTGTACGGCAGACTGCGCGCCAAGGCGATCGATTGCATCGTCGATGCTGGCCTTCGACTTCGCTGCCTCGGCGGCGAGGTCCTCGGCGATCGTGTTGTTGCCCGCGCCGCCGGCGCCGCCGACTTTCCCTGTCGCCACCTGCCCCGGCTGCACCATCTCCTGCAATTTTCTTCTGGACTCCGGCGTTGACGCCCAATTCCCTATTGCGCCCTCTATCGGATTCGCCACGAGGTAGCCAGCGAGGCCCGCGATGATAGCGCCACCAAGGACCGCGCCGATGGTCGTGCCAATTGGCACTCCAGCGCCGCCCAACCTCGACGCCGTGAGCGCTGCGTTTCCTTTGCCGGCCCCCGCGGTTACGGCATTCGCGCCAGCACCCGAAACGGCGCCGGGAATCAGGGTCTGTGCGACGGTCTGTCCGCCGGCGGTTGTTACGAAGCCCGCGCCACCGGTCCCAGCCGCACCCGCTACGCCCGCGAGACCGCTCGCCAACTGACCGCCGGCCAGGAGGGCCTTCATCTTTCCCAATACGGTCAGCATGATGGCGAAACCCTGTGCGGCCTTGGTGACAACGAGGAAAGCGGCCAGCGCCTCTCCGATCTGTATGAGGTGAGGCGCGAGCGGCCTCACGACTGCCAGAAGTTTCTTGAACTGGGGAACGAGGTCCCTGATGATGGGCATGGCCGAGCGGCCGACTTCGACGGAGAGGCCGCGCAGGTCTACCTGCAGCAGGGCCATCTGCTTCATGTCGTCCTTGGCCTTGGCCAGCTCCGTGTTGTCCATCACTTGGCCGGTGCCCTTGAGCTGCTGATTCAGCGCGTCGAGGTCGGTAGACGAAGCGCCTATCCACTTGCTGAGGCCCATGAAGCCTTTCCCGAGGAGCTTCGCGGCGATGGCCGTCCGCTCGGCGCCCGGCGGCATCTGCGACAGCTTGGAGCGCACCTCCTCAAGCGTCTGCGCCGGAGACTGCTTTTTTATCTCCGCCATGCTGATGCCGAGCCGATAGAAGGCGTCGAGGACGGGGTTGGTCTTGCTGATGTAGTCCTTGCCAGCAGCGGCAGCCTGCGCAGCCGCCTGTGCGTTCTTGTCGTAGAAACCGCTTGCGGCGTCGATGTTCTTAGAGAGCATCACGGTTGCGGTCGTGCCGGCTTCGATGGTCACGCCGTATCGCTGCCACTGGCCGACGAGCAAGGATGCGTCGGTGGCGCTNATCTTTGACTGACGCTGCAGGTCCCCGATGGAGGACGCGAGCTGCGTATAGTCCATCACGCCCTTGGTAGCGATGCCGACGATAGCCGTGAGGCCGACGGCCGCCGCTCCCTGCGCCACCTTGAGCGCCTTGCCCATGTCGGTCTGCGTCTTCTTCGACTGGCCGCCGAGATCCGAAAGCGCCTTCTGCGCGCCCTTGGAATCGCCGCCCACCACCAAACGAAGCGCGATTGTGTCGAGGCCCACTTACGTCACCCCGCGAGGCTCAGGCCGAGGAGATTCATCACGGTTTCCTTGTCGAGCTCGTCGAGGTCACCGATGTACTGCGTCCCGGCCTTGCGGGTCATGGAAACCACGGGCTCGACGAAGCTCGCGGCAATCATCCAGTCGACGAACAGGGCCAGCTCTTCCTTGGTGAAGGAGTTGAGCGGGTCGGCGAACACCTCGCCGCCTTCCTTCTGCACCTTCGCCCAGAGCTTCGGCGGAACGCGGCCGGTGGCGATGTAGTATTGAATCGGCGGCCGGGACAGGCGCGCAACGGCTCCGCTCGGCAGCTCGACGACGACGCCGGGGGACTTCTTCGGCCACTCAGCAGCTGGGGTCGGAACGAGCACCAGCGGCGCCTCTTCCGGGGGTTCCGTGACGGCCTCCGGCTGAACTTCGTCAGACATCATCTCTCCCTGTTCCGGGCGTGCTGAATCGGACGCCGCCCTCGGACTCGTCTTCTGATTCGCCCTCTCTACCGTCGCCCTCCCGCGCCTCTTTGAGCGTCAGTAGGCAGCCCGAGTCGAGCGCCCACGCGAGCGTCGAGTCGGAGAGGCCCATGCGGCGCGATGGGGGCTCGCTGAAGGTCTCGCAGACCATGGCCAGGGTGGCAGCCGCCTCAGAGTCCGCGAACGCCTGCACGCCCCACAGAGCGACGCAGAAGAGGTCTTCGGGGGTGAGCGCCTCGGCGTCGACCTCGGCATGCGCCAGGGTGGCGCGCGCGACTGCCAGCAGGCCGCCGCCCCCGGAGAGCAGGGGGATGAGCCCCGGCTCTTCCAGGGGGGCGACGGCGCCGGATGGCAGGGTGACGAGCATGGCTCAGGCGTAGGTCGCGTAGGCGGGGGTCGAGTTGACGAGCGTTATCGTCGCCCACTTGCTCGTCGCTGAGTCATAACGCGCGGCCCAGTCGAACGAGGCCTTGTTGCGGCGCTCGTTCTTGATGGCGTCACCCTTGCCGCTCTGGTACTGGCAGGCAGGCATCTCGACCCACATCTGGTGCTTATAGCCGGTCACCGCGTCCTGCGAGTGCGTCATCTTCAGCTTGGCGGCGAACGTGGTGCCGGCAAGCAGCGCATCGTAGTCGACGTCGATGAGCGACCGCTTGGGGATGGAGCCGCCGAGTACGGGGATCTTCTGCTCGTAGACGATGGCGTCGGGGAAACGGCTGCCTGAGGTGTAAGCCCGCTCAGTGATGATGCCGTTCTTGATGGACCAGTCGAAGTCCTCGGTGACGGCCGAGCTCGCCAGCCACGTGAGCGCCAGCTCGCCGGCGCGCCACGGCTGCGCCGCCTCGTAGCTCGGCGTAAGCACCGGGTCGGTGAGCTTCTTCGTCACGAGGTTGAGTAGCGTGGCGGCGAACGTCTGGGCGCCGCCGTCAGCCTTGAAGGACAGCTCGTCGATGCCGATGCCTTGGGCCTTGCGGAACCCGCCCGGCGGGGGCGCATAGATGAGCTGCATGGTCTGCGGGATCTCGGTCTCGCGCCACGAGAACACGTGTCGGTGGGCGCCGGCGGGAACGGTGGCCGCGTCGGGGTCGGTGATGGTGCCGTTGCCGGGCGTGGTCACGCACCCACCACAGGCCGCGGAGAGCAGGAGTCCGAGGGTTCCCGGGTAGCAGCGCCCATCGAGTGAGCCGCTCGGGTTGTACTCGCCGACGCCAGAGTTCGGATACTCAGCGAAGCTCCCGCGCAGCTCGTCTCCGGTGTCGAGCATCTGCGGGTCCGGGTTCATGTCGATGGTCACGGCGGGCAGATAAAACAGGTTTGACGAGACGGCGTTGGCGCCGCCCTCGGCGTTCGGAGCCTGTTCAAGCGCCGCCTGGATGTAGCCGCCGGGAGATGCCATGGTCAGTCACCGCCCTTCGCGGTCTTCGGTTCCTTGGGGTCGACGATGGCGAGCGGCGTGCCCTTGATGGCCGCCTTCGCCTCGTCTTCAGTCATGCCGGCTTCGGAGAGTGGCAGCACGACGCCCGGCCCGTACCCGTCCTTGGGGGACGGGACGCCGGGAATCTGGCGCCGCTCGCCGGCGTACTTCGGCCAGGTCAAACCCTTCATGCGGTCACGCTCCTTACGCTCGTTCGGTGGTTGACACGATGAACAATCCGGGCACGTCCTTGACCGGCCCTGAGAAGCCCTCAGGCGTCCATACGGGCTGATTCCAGTCGACGGCCTGTAGGTTGCAGTCCGCGCCCGCGATGGCGTTGTTTGCCGTCAGCAGCTCCTTCACGGCGCGCCAGTAGCGCCACAGCAGGACTTCGGCCGCGGCGGGATCGGTAGCCGGCACGACCACGTCGAGCTGAATCGCGAAGGCGAAGTCATAGCCGGCGGCGAGGTCCTTATCCGAGGCCGTCTCCGGCATCGGCGTGACGATGATCGCCGGGTAGGCGGGCAGCAGGTCCGGGCGGTACCAGTAGTAGTCGGTGGCGGCCGGCGTGGGCAGGGCGACGCCGTCGGAGAACTCGGCGTCATACAGCGCCTTGAGCGCGGTGAGCTTCGTCGCCATGCCGTTCTTGAGCACGAAGATGATGGAGCGCACCACGGACTCGACGCCGGTCATGCCCATCAGGCGCCTGCCTCGCGTGCGCGCACGACGCCGGCAAAGCCGCTGCCACCGATGCCCATGGAGCCGCGCGCCTCGGCGATGAGCCACTCGTGCGTGAGCTTCTGAGTCTCCCGCCCCCACTTGGCGGGCATGCGCAGCACCGGGCGACGGCCTGAAAAGTGGACGCCGTAGGGCTTCGCCTGCGACGAATCGCTCATACCAAACGAGGCGTCGGTCTTGTGTATCGTCTCGGAGTAGCCGCTACCGCCGGTCATGGACGCACGCAGCGCCCNGGTGAGCACGCCGATGGGGCGGCCGGGGTAGTGCTCCTGCTTCCACGCCGCGTAGGCGGTCGTGAGGTCGGCCCAGCGCGTTCCGCTGGCCGCTCCCTCGCTACCGAACGTCTCGCCCATGCGCGCTTTGAACCAGACGCCGAGACCCTCGAAGAAGTGCGACCAGTCGGAGATGCCCTCGGTGAAGCGGGACACGCGGAACTGGAACTCCTTGAGCGGCGGGTCGGTGCGCAGGTCGAAGGTGACGCCGCTGTTCTGGCGGGAGACGGTGGCCATCAGAACGGCGCCTCGCTGGTGGGCTTCCTGGTCTCGGTGGCCACGTCGGAGTAGTCGTCGAAGTCGAAGTTGATGCTCGTGCCGGACGCGACGGAATCGGCGGCGAGTCCGCCTTTGTCGATGAAGGCGAGCCCGGCGGCGTAGTCCTCACGCAGCGTGATGACCGCGCCATTGTCGCCGCCGGCCCCGGTACCGCTAGGCCACATGGCCTTGGCGATGCGCGCCGCGGCGCCGTTCATGCAGATGGTCTTGAGCGAGGCCAGCGCCTCGGTGTCAGTGGCGGGGGTCACGTAGCCGCGGCCGCGCAGGTGCATGTCGATCTCGGCGGTCACAGACGCCAGCAGCAGCGCCGCCTGCGTGGCGCCCGGCACCGTGGCCGTGACGGCCGAGACGATCGGCGGCCCGGCATCGTAGGCCACGGCGTCACGCAGGGTGCCCACGCTGGGCAGCAGAGCGAGCGCCTCGGCCAGGGAGCAGTAGTCAGCCATTGCGGCTTACTCGCCCCCGTCGCCCTCGAGCAGGGCGAGCAACTCGTCCTTGTTCATGCGCTTGTCGACGGGAAGGCCGCGCGCTTCGCAGAGATCGCGCAACTCGCGGTTGCTCTTGTGGCGCGGGTCGGAGTCGGCCAGCGCCTCGAACTGCTTGTCGGTGAGAAGCTCGGCAGAGCCGGCTTCGACCATGGCCTCGTCGACGATCTCATCGGGGACTTTCTCGCCGACCTCGTAGACCTGCTCGCCGGCGTCGATCCTGTGCTTCGCGATGTACGGCATGCGTGCGTCTCTCCTTCCTTCTCCGGGGGCCGGGTCCGGAACATCGACCCGGCCCCCGTCTTTAGGGTGCGTCAGCTCAGCTGATGACCGTGGTGAACAAGTAGCCGGCGGCGGCACACGTGACCTTCTCGTCCGTGTAGTCGTCGACGTAGCGGGCCCAGCTGCGGTGGTCGCGGTCCTCCCAGGGCTGGCTCACCTGGAAGCGCGGGACGCCGTCGACGTCCCAGGCGATGGTGCGCATCGGCACGATCACCCGGCCGCGGTTCTCGTCCACCGACTTGGGGTAGTAGGCCCAGAGGGCGCTCTTGCCCCAGAGGTCGACGAACGTCGAACCGTTGTAGTAGGTGCCGGAGCCGACCCAGATGCGGTCGATGCCGAGCACGCTGGCGACCTGCTCCTTCGTGGGCACACCATAGGGACCGTTCGCGCCGAAGATGGCGTTCTTGATCGCCGTGATCTGACGCAGGTACTCCCACACCGAACCGCCGATGATGAGGGTGTTGACCTCATGTCCGGTGGTCGGCCGCACGGCCGCGTTCGCGGTCACGCGGTTGCCCCACGGGTCCGGAACGGTGGAGTCCCACCGGGCCGTGCTCGTGAGGGCGCTGGTCTGCGTGAACACGCTCGCGCTGAACGCCTTGCTCGCGACGCGGTACTCGGCGTTGACCGTGACCTCGTCGACGACCGCGGCAATCGCATCCTGCTCGGGGTCGACCATCGGGTCTGCGTTGGCGATCGACTCGACGTCGGTCAGGGCCTTGGCGCCGTAGCCCTTGCAGGTGAAGTTGTCGGTCGCGTATCCCCAGTCGACGACCTTGTACTCGTCGCGGGGCGCCCGGCTGATGTCGTGCAGCCGGTTGTTCTTGTTGGCGACCCAGTAGAGGCCGGTCTGCTTCTTGCTGCGGAGCAACGGCGCGACGAGCCCGCCGATGTATCCGTCCTTGGTGCCTGCGTAGTCGAGGGCGAACCCCGACTCCGCGACGTCGATGTGAAGATCTTCTGGACGCGGCATCTCAGCTCACCCCTCTCAGGCGGGATTGGTCGAATCGCCCGGCTGGACGTCGACGATGATGGTGCCGGTGCCGGAGGCCTTGGCCTCTTTGGCGCGGCCTAGGGCGTGGTACTTGGTCGCGGCGGTCGCGGGGATCTTGATGCCGTGGCCGCTGGCGTCCGACACGATGAGGTCGTCGATGAGGATCGCCGTGGCGGCGTCGACGAAGACCTCGCACTCGCCGCGCGTCACGACGGATGCCTGACCGCCGTCGGCGGGAGCGTTCTTGAGGACGCCTTCGGGCACGTCGTTAGCCCCGGCGATGATGGCGGTCGAGGCCGCCGAGAGCTTCACGACGTGGTACTGAATGGCAGTCATGGAGCCGGACGCGATGTACGTCTTGCTCGTCACGGGGCCCATAGGCAGAATCGTGGCCACTGGTCAGCCCTCCTTTCCGTCCAGGAAGTTCTGGTAGCGTTCCTGGATCTCGTTGTGGTTCTCGGAGAGCACGAGGCCCATGGCCTTCGGGTAGCCGATGCCGTCCTTGACCATGCGGGCCCGAGTCAGCTCGGAGAGCTCGACGTCGGCGCGCTTCGTGGGCTTGTCGTCTCCCTGGATGCCGGTGCCGTGTTCGGCCACGTCGATGACCTTGACGGTGTGGCTCGCGAGGGCCAGCTCGGCTTCGACCATGTTGCGATCGGCCAGGCCGAGGAAGTAGTCACGCTGCCCGGGGGCGACGGTGTTCTCCGTCTTGATCTTCTCGTCGAGCTTGATCGTGAAGGCGGCGATGGAACTGACCTTCTCGGTCTCGGCGAGCTTGACCTCGGCCTCGTCGGCGCGCTTCGTCTCGGCCGCGTCGTGCCCAGCGAGCTTCACGACCTCGGCCAGCACGAGCGCCTCAGGGGCGTCTTCGGCCAGGTTGAGCTTGGTTGCTACGGTCTTCATGGGGTCACTTCCTTTCGTTGCGGCGTCGCCATCGGCGAGCACCACGTCTTGGCCTTCGTCAGCCTTCGCAGGTTGCGAAGCAGCGTCGGAACTGCCGTCTATGGGCTCGGCGTGGTCGCCGGGGTCTTCGGTGAGTGAATGGGCGGAGGCCTTGCGGATGGCCTCGCGGAGATAGGTGCGGATGACGGGGATGCCGAGCTTGCCGCCGAGCGCCTCGTTGGCTGCGGTGAGCGCCTCTTCGAGCTTGGCGACCGCGGCGGCGACAGGGTCCGTTTCGGCAAGGCTGCGGGGGTCTTCGCTTGCCTTCATGTTGTCGGGCACGTCGTCTTCCGTCTTGCCGGGGTTCGCCTTCAGCCACTTGGCACGCATCTTGGCCTTGATGAACTCGGGGATGGCGGCGAGAGTCACCTCGGACAGCGACAGCGTCACCACGGCGCGCTGCTTCTCGGCGGCGTTCTTGACGCCGGGCATGAGGCGCAGGACGGGCGTGTTCGTCAGGGTCAGCGAGCGCAGCACGTTCTCAACCTTCTCGCCGGTGTCGTTCAAGGTGACGGGGCCGATCTCGACGCTGCCGTACTTGTACTGGTCGTCGCTGAGCATGCCGGCGCCAAAGCCGGTCCACTTGACGTCCGCCCAGAGTGCCAGGCCGGTGACGTCCTCCTCCTCGTAGCTGGCGAGGTAGACGCGCTTCACCCACCCGGCCGCCGGCACCGAAGTGTCATGCTTTCCGGAGCTGTCGACGACAGGCTCGGTGCCGAGAATGCCCGCCTCAAAGTTGGCGATCATCTCGTTGGCGAGGTCTTCCGTCAGCGCCAGGTCCGGGTAGAGGGTGCTGTGCCACTCGCCAATCGGGAAGACCATCATTGGGGTCGTGTCGCCCGCGGCGATCGTCTCAGCGAGGCGCAGGCGGAAGAGTTCGGCGATGCCGTTCATGCGGATGCTCCTTGGTCCTGTGCGATCTCGTAGACCACGAGGCATCTGCAGCGGTCGCCACCCTCGCAGTCCGGGTTTGGCGTCCAGCTCTCGGCCAGCGTCAGGTCCGTTGTGGTGTCACCGTCCTGTGCACCACAGGGGTCGCATGTGGCGCCATCGAGCAGCGCCGAGTACGCGGCGTCCTCGATCTGTTGCGCTTGCGCCTGCGCCTCGTCTGCGCGGCCGAGCTGCATGAGGTCGGAGACGATGCCCGCGAAGCGCAGGGCGGCGGCGTCGGACTCGCGCACGATGGCCGTCGCGAGTCCGGCCTCGTCGACC